TTTTTACAGGGGGTGTAGAGTTATCGGGTTCTACTGAAAGTAGTCCTTTAGTTGGTTCTTCTAATAGTGATTTGGAAGGAGCATTAGGCTATGATATTCTCCACCCTTCATCAATTAAAAATGACTTATTCTTTCAAAGTAAATTAACAAATACTACAATAGATACTGTTAATACATTAATTGATTTTGAAATTGTTAATATTACTAAAACTGATAGCGAGTCTCAGATTACTCTTGCTCCATACTTACCAATCACTTTAGGAAGAAAATTTAAAAATTACGGTAACAATTCTTCTTATACTCTTACTGAAATAGCAACAATACAAAATACAAATATTTCAGGAGATACAGTAAATGGAATATCTTCTGCTGCTATTGAAGTATCAACAGACGCAATCAAAAATATGGATTATGGGGATGCCGTCTTTATTGGGGGAGATTCTTCTACTGCGGTCTTTGTTGGTTATATTCGTGAATTTCTTTTTATTAAGGGCCAACCTCAATATGGCCCAGTACTGCTTTTAGATAGAGATGTTTCTCCCACTACTGGTCATAAAGTATATTCTGTCTCAAAGGACACACATGATTTATTTTTTGTTAATGGAGAGCATCTGTGGGGAGGAAAGATTTTAACAATCCCCCATCCAAGAATAACTTCATCTGGTAGTGTTCCTTTAAACCTTGAAAATATTTATAATACAGATGGTCTTTCTAATTCTACCTGCGATACAAACCATACTTCTGGATTATCGGACGGTTCTACTACAAGTGTAAGACACATTACAATGGATTCTACAACAAATATAAAGGTAGGTATGAGGGTTAGAGGAACAGGAATACCAGATAATACAGTAGTTTCGGCAATTAATAATTCAACCTGTATTACTATAAGTGCTAATCCTACTGCAACAAACACAAATATTACTCTTTCATTTGGTGAAACTTCTATTGCTAAAAAATATGGACAGTATTACTATAAAACTTTAAGTATGTCTAATGGTGAATTTAATTTATTAAATACTAAATCAACTGCCGTTGAAGATTCAAAAACTAATATGTATGAAAATTCTTCTAAACTAGCATTTCATTCTATTGCATACAAATTTTCACCTAATGCCGCTTCTGATAATCTTAATGAATTTGATAAAACAGGAACAAATGCTAATATACAAATGGATTATGATATGAGAGGCTACGGAAGCCCTTATGGGAGTTTGTTTAGTGGACGAAACCTTAGATTACAAAGAAGTCTGACACAAACAAAATATCCTAGTACATTTAATATTCTTGGTGATGGAACTGATTCATCTGAAATTGAATCATTAAGAAGTTCTATTGAACAGATAGATACTTCTGCTGCAACTCTTTTCTTTTATGTAAATAGTGATATTTTACCATATTCTTCTTTGAGACAAGATAGCCTAATGGATGGCAATAAAGACATTCAAAAATATAATATGTTTTTATTAGAAAATAATAAAAATATTGATGGTGAATTAGAATATACAGAAACAACATCAGGAAAAAGAAAACTATTAACTGATAAATCTTTTCAAAAAATTTCTTTTGATTCTGAGCAAGATATAAGTTCTCTTAAAAGATTTGGAATAATGAGACTAACTGAGTTATGTTTTGATGCACACTTTAATATAATAAATCCAGAAAAACCAACAATAAGTGACAAAAAGTATATACGACTTAGTGATTTCGATGCTTACCATTTTGAAAGCACCGCAAATACTATTCATGTTGCAAACAGCGCAAGTGCTGGAAATAATAGCATAGTGTTAGATGTAGTTGGTGGTAGTAATCCTGCAAATGGAGAAGTTCTTTATGATTCTGAGTTTAGGTTGCTTGGAACAGTTCATTCTTACAATGCATCAACTAAAACAGTTACTTTTGCTTATAATACAAGATTAAATTATGATAACAGTTATACTTCTGGTTTAATATATAAAAGAGAAATAAAGGTAAATGTTAAATTAAATGGGGCAAAAGATGCGGATTCATTTATAACTCACGATAGAGCGCATTTGCAAAAAGGAGCATTAATTAGTGAAAACTATGCTAGTCATGCTAATGATTTTTGGGCGCAAAATACCAATAATAATTCACGGGTTTTGAACCGTTCTTCGAATGAAAAAATTGCTTATCCGATTAGATTCAATTATGATAGAGCAGATGATTTAAGATTTAGAGCCCCTAATGGTCCAGTTGCTCCATATTCTGCTCAATCGCTGTTTCAATTACCAAGCAGACCATTTGGCTACTTTTATGAAACGCCTGAAAATGTTTTTAGTAATTGTAAAGCAGTTATTTTAGATACATATAATATAGAACAGGGCGGATTAGTAGATATTGAAAAAGGGTTAGCAATACCAACATCAGGATTTCAGATTAGACATTTCGATAGTGGAGTCGATGTTACTGATATTTTTATGTTACAAAATGATATAACAACTTTTGGAAGACAAATGCCCGCTTCTTCGGCCAATACTGGTTTAGCCGCTTCGGGTTCGGCACAATATGAGGCTTCTGGAGCAAAATTATGTTTTACCCCTCGTTTGTCTTATGTTGCATCTGAACATGATTCTTCCGTTGCAATTGGTTCTTCTAATGGTAATTTATTTTCAACAGGATTTGTTGCTTCTTCTATTGCTGGTAATTTTTGGTTAGATTTTGTTGATATTACTGGTTGTTATTTAGTTGCAGAAAGCGGATATGATACTGATTTAAAAACAGTACATCCGACTGGAACAAGTAGAACTACTACTACCACAAATACGGGAGTTACTGAAGGAGGAGCAATGAGTAGAATGGATAATCGTATGCCTGATTCAATAATATATGTTGTTTCTCACGAAATAAATAACGCAGGTTCTGTTAGACACACTTTAACGACTGACTTTCAATTGACAGATGGAAAATCTTATAGAGTGATGAAACCGAATGAAACTGCCTTTTATGATAAAAGTCCTAAAAAAATAAACTTAAACACTCTTTCTGCAGAATATACTAAGAAAGCCAATTCTGATGAAATGTATTCCCCAAAGCAGGAATTTTCAGTTAAAAGAGGCTCTCGTTTAAAATCTACGACAATGGATAGTTTTGGCCCAATCAACGAAGCGATATTATCTATGTATGTTGCAGTTGATTTAGATAAACAAAGTAGTGATGAGACTTGTATTGTTTTGAGAAAGGCAAAGCATTTTCTTTCAATTTTGCCTGATGGAAACCATTCATTATATATGTCAGATGGTAAAAATAGTCAATTGACTTCTATTCACGTTTATGATACTGCAATTTTCCAAAGTGGCATAGAAAAACAAGTACAACTTAAATTTGGTGATATTAAAGAAATGAATGGAATTGTTAGTGTATCTGAACCTTTTACTGTCTCTTCTTTTAATAAAATTGACATTGACCCCACAAGAGCCTGTATAGGAACAACTGTTTCTATTGGATTAGAGGGAGAGGATTTAATAAATGAATTATTAGAAAGAGAAGGAATTAGTTTTGAAATACCTACGAACACTAGTTCTCCTATTTTTATGTCTCCTAACTTTCAAGGAGTTGATTTATATTCTGCTCTTAGATTTGTTTCAGAAAGAAAAAATATGAGAATTATTGAAGAAAATAATGTATTTAAGGCTATTGTTGATGATAGTTCTTCAATCCATACTAATATTACAATAGATGATAGTGATAAATATTTAATTAGTGACTTTGAAAAAGTCCAAACGCTATTTGATTTCTATAATGAAATAATTGTTTATGGGCAAAGCCATAAAGCGGTAAGAAAAGATATTCGTTCTATACAAAAAAGAGGAAGAAAAACATTAGAGGTTGTGGATAACTCTTTAATTACTCAAGGAGAAGTAAATGAGAAAGCACTAAAACTCCTTAGATTGCATTCAAAATTCAATACAAAACTTACCTTTACTATGCAAAATAAAGGAATAAATCAACTTAGAGTTGGTGACCTTGTTAATGTCTCTATACCTAGAGAAAACATAAAAATGTCTGAATTTATTATTTTAGAAATGGAGCACCAATTAACTGGATTTATTAAATTACAACTTGGAAGATTTTCTAAAGACTTATCTGATATTTTTTCTGAATTACTAGTGTCTTCTAAAGAAACAAAATCAGCATTAAGAACGGACAATTTGTCATTCAACGAGGTTTCGTTTAATTTTTCGGATAACATAGACACCAAAGAACTTAAATTGTTGGTTCGTAAGAGAGAAGCGTCGGGGGCATCGAGGACTCTTGGGTTCATAACGTCCTTTGGTTTTTCAACAAATAGCGAACTTGGTTTTACAGGCGGAGAAATAACAATAACTGATTTAGTGGAGGAAGAATTAGCATGATTACAGACAAATTAACAACAAAGGTAGCAGAACACATTAAGAATAATTTATTTGATAGTGCCGATATAGGTTTGGGAGGAAATTCTACAAACCCAACAAGTAACGCATTAGATGTTCCTCTCGGTTTAACTCTAAATCCTTCTAATGGTGGATTAACTATTACTAGTTCTTCATTAAATGTATTAGAAGTAAAGGTATCAGTTGCAGGAAGTAGCATTCAAGGAAAGGTAATCCGTGAGGTTGGGTTATTTGATGGTAGTGATATGGTATATAGAATTAATTTTGATGGAGTTGGCCCATTTTCCACAACAGAAACATTAGAACTGTTTATATTATTGGAGGTTGAATGATATGGTAAGTAATCCGAATTATTACAGTCAAAGCACAACATCAGGTTTTAATCAAATCGAAGACGGTGTGGATTTTCCCCATACTGGGATTATTAAATCTTTATCGCAAGGACTAGGCCAAAACTATGCAATTAGTGGGTTTGATATTACTTTTGATAGTGCCACACAAATTGATGTTGGTGCTGGCGTTATTTTAAGAGATGGTAAAAGAATTGCTATTAGTGCAGTTCCCAATTTAACTTTAGGAAGAACCACTGCTAGTGAAAATTCTTATCATTTAGTCGTTGTTGATAAAGACAATGCGATTGTTATTAGAAGCCCAAGTGCTAAAGATAAAGTTGCACCATATACGGAAAGAACTGGGAGTAATGCTCACGGAGATACAATTATTGCCGTTGTAACCCATAATGGTAGCAATCCAATGCCAGTTCAATATTTAACAATAAGTAAAGCAGAAAATTCTGCATCTATTGGATATAGCAATAGTGGAACATATACTGAGGCTATGTCAATAGAAGGAGACGCAACAAGAACTTTATTTAAGAATAAGGTTGCTGATGCTGACATTAGATTTGTATTAGCAGATAATACGGCTGATGAGAGATTTGAGATTTATAGTGATGATGATTCAGACGGAGATGAAGGAGATACTGCTTTATTTACAGTAAATGGATTAGGTGCGACTTCAATTGCAGGAACAGTTAATTTAGGAAGTGTAGCCAATGCTGGAACAGATACAGATAAATTCTTAGTTTTAGATAGTGGCGGAAATGTAGATTTTAGAACTGGAACAGAAGTAAGAAGTGATATTGGAGCAGGAACATTAAGTGCAGAATCAGATACATTAGATACTGTTACAGGAAGAGGAAATACTACTGCAAATGATATAACAGCAGGTTCTATTGCATCTACTGTTAATCAAAATATATCATTTGAATTAATTACTGCTGGACAACCCATTAGTGGAGGAAAAACTGTTGTTTATGCATTTCAACTTAGTGGTCCTGTTGCTTTACCTGCCCCCGCTACTGGGAATATTCTTTATATTAAAAATATAGACCCAGCAGGGCCAATAACTATTACTGGAAGTCCTTTAATTGATAATGGTGTTCATCCGAGTCATCCTAAACTTACAGCAGCAAATCAAATTACATTAAATCCATTTGAAACCGTAACTTTACAAGCAGTAAATGATGTTGGTGGAGTTATACAAGCAGGTCATATGATTATAAGTGATTGAATGGAATTAATAATATTAGCGATTATAGGCTTTATCTGTGGCTTTCTTGCAACATGGTTAGCCACGATAGATGAGTTTTAAAAGCCAAAAAAAAGAGGGCGAGGCAACCCTAAAGTTACCTCGCCCTTTAATGCGTTTTTACTGACCAAATCTTATAACAAGACCTACATTCCCAAAGTT